ATTTATTTTACCATAAAGACAGTTTAATAATTTTTTCTTGACTAACAAATTTGGCATTCGTAGTCTATCCGTATCACGGAATCCTATGATAGTACCTACTTCTGCAACTGCGCCAGAACGACATAACCCTGCATGACAATGAACTACAACATGCATTTTATTAGTTAACGCATGTATTAGCAAATCAGCAATACTTCTTGCTTGACTGTCAGAAATTACGAAGTCTGCGAACTGACCAATTTCATCTTCTTCATCTAAGAAATTGAATTGATGTATTTCTTTGAAATTGTGATATGGTTTTGGGAATTCAGTTGCTGGGTCAACAATTTGAATAAGCATTGAATTCTCACCACAATCGAAGTGCCGACCGATTTTAATGTCATTCATGCTGACATTCTGAATGAATGGGTTGACAGATTCAAACATCATATGATTACACTGTTTCCATTAGTTCAACACTAACATCATTTCTATCTTCTAATTGTTTTAACATGTGTGAATAAATCGAACCTGACATGTCATTGAAACCTCGCCTGTCTTTATAACAAGTATAAACAGACCCAGATTCATTTTCGATGATATAATGGTCTTCATTATCTATAATTTTGGTGATACCTGAAGACATTCTCCAGCTATCACCGTTCAAATAACCACCATACCACCCCGCAAGGACTTTCTTTAAAGGTGGGTTGTTTTGTTGCTTTATCTCAATGACCACCCATTTATCAGGACAATATTCACTCATAATTCAATAACCTCATGTTTAACTTCGCCTTTTTGTTCTCGATGTTCCGAGCTATAACCAACTGCGTTCATCAACAATCGGCAGTGTTCAAACTGTTCATCGAACCCAATATGAGAGTGACCACAAATCCATGCAGCTATATTTGTATTATCCAGAATCAACTCGCTCAAATCCGAATAATAGTATGCATTAGCTTCATGACCTTTATACAATGGGTCACCCATCATTTCTAATGGTTGATGATGTGTGATAACAACAATCTTTTTATCTGGATTGTTCTTAGCCATCATCTCAATATATTGCTTATGATTTCTATGGGTATCAACCCATTTTTGGCTGGTAAATCTTTCCCATGCACCATCTTTACCGTTGTTGAACGATATTTTTCCGTCATAAGCCATACAGTTGCTCATGTTGTGCATTGTCAATGGGTCACATTTGTTCATGTCCGTCCACAATGTAGCACCAACAAACATCACGTCACCATCAACATGATTATCCATGTCTAGAACTTTCACATTATCTAAACCATGTTCTTGCAACATAGCATTGCAAGTATCACCACCTTTTAGAATGGTTAAAGCTTTATTTCCGGGCCAATAGTCATGGTTTCCAAGAACGATAAGAACTTGCTTGAATCGTGGGGCTACATCTCCAATCCAAGAGTATCCAGCGAATTCAATGAAACGAGTTCCTACCCACAAGTCTCCTGCAAGAATAAGAGTTGTTTCTTTATCATCTGGAAGTTCAGGTGGATACCAGCAATTCATTTTGCCAGTGTTTGCATTGAATGGGACTCCATGAGCGAAATACCAGTCGATGTGGCAGTCAGAGTACACTCGTAGTTTCATTTTCAATTTTACCTTCGTTCATAACTTCTTGGACTGCTTTAACACATTCAGTGCATATAACATGACCATTATTTACGAAGTATTTGCTGACGAATTTTTCACAGAATTCACATTTTGCATTGCTATTTTTAACAAGTTTCATTTCACTATTTAATATTAAATTGGTAGTCCGGGTGGGATTTGAACCCACAATGAGCTTTCGCTGACCGATTATGAGTCGGCTGCCTGCAACCAATACGGCGTCCGGACTACTGAAATTAACGCTTCATCTTTAAGCTACTAGCCCAATACTTTAATCATTTAACTTTGAACTCGACCACTGCACAATCTTTGATGTATGTGTCAGACGCCCAATCAAAATGACCCACATGAGATTCTTCTCGGATAACTATTCCATATTTCGATTTTCTTATTACATTTGAAATAACATCGCAAATGTATTCTGGTGAGCATGTTGATATTTGAACACCATATTCATGTTCGCCCATATCATATTTTAAAAAATCAGAAACATGACAACCTTTGACCTTCTTCACTTCGGCATGGATTTTCTTAATCAATGCATCTGCTATTTTGCTGTAATCAATTATTGTCATATATCATCCTCATTCACAATGATACTAATTATACAGGCATTGAATTAAATGTCAAATAATAACAAAATCAATGAGTTACTCGAAACTTATACCTTCAAAGTTTCTATGTTTCTGTGATTTATCGAATAATGGTTTGTCATCATCAGTCTTACCTCGTTCAGATATTGTTTGTTGTTGCGACTCTTCAACATCAAACAACTTGAATTTTTGAATATCAACACCAACCAAGAATTTGTTGTAGAAATTCACATCACCATATCTACTCTTTAATTGTTTAATCAACAACTGCCCCATCTTGTCCAATTCTTCCGTTCTAATCATAGCAAAGAAGAAATCGAGAGTCATTGGAACACCGAACGACTCAGATGTAGATGTCATGTCGAAATCTGAATCAGCAAAACCTGTACGGTTTGTTTGTGTTGCAGTCCAACCAACACAATTATACTCAACCATCAGTCCACGCAACTCTTCTGCAATTGCTTTAGTTGCGAAATATGAGTTGAAATTGTTGCTCTTGTACTTCAATGATGCACAGATGTTTATGTAATCAATACAAATAACATCAGGTAGAAAGTCTTTTTTCATTTTAAGTTCTTCTAACAAAGCCCTAAAATGACCCACATGAGCGCCGCCGGTTGGGTATTCTTTTACAATCAATCTACCATGAGACTTTGCTTGAATACCTTTAACACCTTCGATGAAGTCACCTTTCTTCATCTTATACAAATCACCAATTTGAACATCTAACAAGTTGCAGTCAATTCGCTCTGCAATCTTCTCTTCAGCCATTTCCATGGTGATGTATAAAACATTATACCCTTGACTTAAAGAACTGGCTGCAATATCACACAAAAACAAAGACTTACCAACGTTTGTCCCTGCAAGGACAGCATTCAATGTCTTACGAGGTATCCCATTCTTTGTGACTTTATTGAAATATGAAAGTTTGAATGGAATGCGGTCCTCTTTCAAATGATAGAAGTCAAAACGGTCTTCTGAATTATCGAAGAAGTCGTGACCAACACTCTTGTCAAATGAAATAGACAATGCATCTTGTAATATAGATGGAATTGCTTCTTGATTTAGTTTTTCATTTTTACCATCAATAATCTGAATGGCTTCCATGATTGAATTATAGATAGCTTTATCACGGCAGAACTTCTCAGTTCGTTCAACAAGCCAATCTTTGTTTTCTTCTTTACCTGTCATCTCATCAATTAATGATTTCGCATCATTGTATTCATCTTGAGTGAAACCGGTGTATTCTTTTGCCATCAAACCTAGAATTTTTTGGTTTGGTGCTTTGTTATGTTTCTCTGAAAACCCTTTAATGAACTTCAGGACAGTCTTCTCAACACGAGACTCGAAGTATTCTTCTTTCAAGTGTGGAATAACTGTCCTGAAATATTCATCAGAATGAATCAAGTTTTCGAGAATAATGTTCTCGACTTTTAGCAAGTTTAACTCCTGTGTTTATTGACCACCAGTATAAACAACTTCATTTTTATCAAGTTGTTCTTCTAGTATATTCACAAGAATGTCACCTGTCAATTTCTCGAACTCTTCAATACTATGTGATGGGTCACCTGCTAACAGGTCATATGAATAACCAAGTGTTGCATTATTACCGTCCTCAGACTCTTCAACTGCCACACCACCATAGACATAGCTTACATCTTTGAACTTACCTTCGGTTATTTTAATTGCTTTAAGTCCATTTACACTATCAACAACATCGAATTTAGTCATCATCATTCTCCAAACTAATAGGCGCAACAGCTAGTTGATACTTGTTCTGCACGAAGTCATGGAATGTTTTGTCAGAAAGAATTGGTTTCCACCACTCAACATTGTGAGTTTCTTTCTCACGTGTACCTTTTTCATCACATTCACCGGTCTCTTTGTTAACTCGATTGTAGTAACCAACTTTTGGTTTGATTACATGACCTGATTCCAATGCCAAATCCAAAAGACCTGAGAACTTGTCAATACCACCATCGAATCGAACCAAGAATGGAAGCTTGCTCTTTTCTTTTACGAATCTAGACTTCTCTACATTGATTGTGAAATTATAACCAACTAAGTCTGTACCATCTTTCTCCATTGCACGACCTATAATCCAAACGGTGTTGGATGAGTACATTACACCAGTGCCACCAGACACAACTTGTTTGCTGAACATCTCTTGTGTTTCGTACGTATGATTAACCACAATACAAGGAATGTCTTTCAATGTCAAATGTGGTGTGATGATACGGAAGAGAGACTTCATTTGCTTTGCTCTGGTCATATCAGCAACAGACTTTCCATCGGCTGCATCTTCGACTTCTTTCTTCGATGCCAAGTTACCAATTGAGTCAACGAAAATTACAACTTTGTCATTCTTCTTGATTTCTTCCAGTTTCTTAACAATGTCGAACTTCAATTGCTCAATATGTTCAATTGGCAAGTGAATAACGCGGCCATTGTCAATTCCATGAGCAGACAAATATTCTGGTGTGATGCCAAATTCAGAATCATAAAACAGACAAACAGCGTCTTTGTGTTTTGTCATGTATGCTTTAACTGCTACTAGTGCCAAGTTAGACTTAAAATGGCGGCTAGGTCCTGCAATCGTAGTTAAACCTGAAACAAGACCACCGTCTAATTTACCTGTGAAAGCAACATTGATAATTGGGATTAGTGTTTGACAAATGTCTTTTGGTTTGAAGAAACTAGATTCTGCTACTGTTTCTGCTTTGATAGACCCTGCGGCCTTTAGTTTGTCTAATAGACTCATGTGATACTCCTTTTAAAGTTCCGGTTGATTTGAATAGTAGGTGTTATCCGTGCACCCAATGTTATATATTATTCGTTACTCAAACAATGTGAAATTGACATAGCAGTTTCAAATTTCTTACTATCATTAAAGAATGAAACTTCTGGTGCATCGAAAATAATATCTCTAACTCTTCGACCGATAACCAAATTCTCGGAAAATATATCAGTTACAATTAACGTCGAATAATTAGATTCAAATAATCCACCTTGAATCCTCTTCATAGGTATTCGTTTCTCATGGCATAGATAATACAAGTATGATATAAAATCTTTTGAAAACTTGCTTGGTATGACGATTATAAGAATATCTGGTCTTGTTTGCTCCAAGTGCTCTATTGCAACATCGGCAACATGTTGAGTTCTACCTGACCGTCTTTTACAATAATCAAGTAGAACTCTCAATGAGAATATTTCACCATTACCTTCAAAATTATCCAAAGAAACTCTCCAAAGATGATTCTTCACGCAATTTCCATCCAGCACAATCAGTTAATGACTTCATCGGACTTTCAATTGTTTTCTCAAATTGCTTTTCATAATCAACGTATTTGGTCAATTGAAGTTCAACTGGTAAATCTATGTTTGAAGGAAATCCAATTACATTTTGTTTTATGGTATTGGGTAGTTTCAAATACACAAATTTGATTTTATCACCATTCTGAAGTTGTTGATACTTCTTCAAATTCTTTGTATGAATATTGAACAGACAAGCCGCTCTTGAATTGATTGGAATTCTGGCATCATCTTTTAGTTTTCCATTATCCATATACTTTTCAACTTCACTAACACCACTATTGAATGCAATTTCTTGAATGGATAGAGTTTTATATTCGGTTTCAACTTCCTCGAACTGCTTTATAACAGTCGCCTCATCTGCTTCAAACATGGTTTGTAACAATCCTTTTAACTTCTTTCTGCACCATTGTGGTGTTGAAGAACGAACAATCTCAATACCTTGAATCTTCAATTTTGGTGGAATGTATGCAATACCTTCAGAATTATGAACATACATTGCATAGTTCTTTTTACCTCTAAACAACATCTTAGACGCAATTGCTTCACGCTTACTGCCCATAACTTTGTCATATGCATTCATTTGAGTGAATATTTCATTGACACTGTTATTGATTACCGACTGACAAACCTCATCTGCGAATTTATCCAAGAAATTGACAACTTCGTCTATATCCTTTCCATTCATGTACTTCTTAACAAGAGATTGACAATCTAAGAAAACTGAGTCAGTGTCACCATATATGATGTAATCAACATATTCGGTTTTCATAAGTTTGTTCATTTTTTCATTTAGCTTCATTGCCAAATGAAGGTCGGACAATTGACCGGTCAGAGTGATAGCTTCTGCCATTCGATAGTCATAATAATGGAAGCCTTCTTGACCTACAGCCCCGTAGCAGGCATTTGCTCCAATCTTCAAAGCCATTTGCTTGTTATTAAGGGCAGCTATCCGAGGTAGAAGAGTTTTATCTTTTGTTTTCTGATACTCTTCTTCAAGCTTAATCATTTCTTTCTTGGCAACTTTTCGACCAACCATACAATATTCCATCAACTCAGGTAAGAACCCTTGACGAGATTTGTCATACATTGTACCATTGGCTGCAATCGTATAGTTGTTAACAATTGCATGGGTTGTCGCTTCTTTACCAATAGAATTGCTGGTGTAGTTCTCAAGAAAACTTTTGACTTTTACGTCGAATTCGCTAGGAACAAATGTCTCAGGTGAAATGTTCCATTGACGAATAACAGATGGATACAATGATGCAAAGTCAAATGTCATACACCAACCATACATACCTTTAACACCATCTTTAACCCATGCACCTTCAAAATCACCTTTTAATGTATTTCTTTTAGGTGGAACAGCAATTTTCTTACTTGCCAAATGATTGAAAATGAACACTTCCCATGGTAGAACAGTTCGATAGATGTCATTCAAATTGCAATGGTACATGTATGCCATAGCAAATGCCAACTCAATCAGTTTCATCTTGTTTTCAAGTTTCATAACAAGAACTGAGTCTTTTGCATTATATCGTACAAAAGTGTCGAAGTAGTTGTTGTATGCATCACGGAATGATGTACCAGGCAATTCTACTTTAGTCTCACCAAGTTCTTCTTGAGCAATGAAACCTAATGCATATGATTCTTTGGCTGAATATGTCCCGTATTTCTTGTACAACTCAAGATAATCCAATGAAACAATACCGAATACTTCAAATGTCTGAATATCTTTTCCACGAATGTTTGTGGATTTTTCACGAATTATGTTGAATGGTGATAACTTTTTAACAGTTGCCTCATCGAATAATCTCATCAGTCTGTTGATAAGATAAGGAATGTCGAACTGGTCAGTGTTCCAACCAGACCAAATATCAGGTTGGGTTATTTGCGTATAATGAATGAACTCTCGTAGAAGTTCTTTCTCAGATGAGAACTTACGATATTCAAAATTGTCTTGTGAATCTTTCTCATAATCTTTCAACCCAAACACAAGAGTTGAATTGTCAATTGTGTTGTAAATTGATATTAGAACAACTGGAACTTCTGCCAATTGAATGTCGGGGAATCCACTCTCCGAATCAGCATCAACAACTTCAATGTCAATAAATTGAATTGCCACTTTGGAAACATCATAAGAAATATCACCGCCAAACTCTTTTTGGATGAATTGATACTCAAATCGTTGAAATCCATGAACTTCAAACCCATTGACATCTTTGTATGTGTCGATGTAATTTTTTGCCTCTTTAATATCACCAAATTCGATTGGTTCTAGAGGGCGATTGTCATAAAGAGATTTCCATTCAGATTTTGATTTTTTAGAATTTACATACAGAGTTGGCTTAAATGGAACTTTTTCGATAACTTGTTTAGTTCCATTATATCCTCGATATAAGATTGAGTTTCCCCATTGTTTTGCATAAGTATAAAATTTATTACTCATTCTCTCTTCCTAAGATGAACAACAGGCAACAAATAGAATGTGCCAGATGACTGATTCCAGTTTCAGAATCAATTTTCTCACCTTTTTGCCATGCTGTCAAGTGTCGCATAGCTGCATTGTAGTAGCGGCGTTCATGGTCATCTACTTTCTTCCAATTGCCTGGTGCGTACTTCTTCGCCCCAAACATAAGGACTTTGACAACTTCTTCGGTTGGCTCTAACGGCAACAATGACCAATCAAGTTTATCGGAATCAAACTTGAGTCCTTTCATCTGAGTTTCAATTTCTTTGAGTTGAGCTTCAGCTGGTTGAGCCATTGGCATTTTAGGCATGGGCGAACCTAAATTTTGGCATATAGGGCACAAAGTATTCTCATCATAATGAGCATGTGTTGTACATTTCATATTTAATCTTTCATTATCAAATAAAACCATTGTTGCACACTCATATGGAATGTGCAACAGAGTATTACTTCAGCTGACCGAGTGCTGTGAAATTATGCGGAACAATCATCATGTTTACTTTACCTTCAAGAGCAGCTTGAGAATAGTTGAGCTCAGTCTGTGCCTTCATCCAAGCCAGACTAGCCGGTCGACTCAACAATTCTTGACGCTTTGCTTCTTGTTCAGCAGTCTTGACACGATTAGTTGCAGTTGCCAACTTATTCTGTTCAGTAATCGCTTCATTTGCAGAATCAATGATTGACTGCGCTGGTTGAATGTTGCGTACTTGAACCTGAGTAATTGTCAACGACGTGTCTAGCTTCTTCTCTTTCAGAGTGATTGCAATCTGACGAGAAATTTCAGCCTCGATTTCATCACGCTTACGAACAGTTTCCAATGCAGGGTACTTTGCTACAGCTTTATATGTCGCAGAACGAGCCACATCACGCATATAGTTGTACATCAAGAAAATGTCTCCATCATCATTAATAGCATTGAACGCCTTAGAATTGTTCACATACATTTCACCAACAGATGTTGAATTGATACTGTAGATGAGTTGAACGTCCATATCAGTCAATGTTGAGTTATCAGACGTTTGAGGATGCATATCATCAAGAGGCAATGCAATATCACGAACTTGGAACGTAATCACATCACCTACAATTGTTTGATTGAATGAACCAGGCTGTAACTCACCCATTTGAACCTGTTTAGAGAAATCCACTCGAAGACCAACTTCGCCTGTTTCGATGCGTTGGCAACCAGACAATGCCACTGCTAGTGCCAATACTACCATTACAAAAAACTTTTTCATAATCAATTCACTCCTTCACAAGATTTATTCAATTGGCAATGATAAATTGCCGCCTCTTTCCATGTTTCTGCTACTCCGAATGCATTTTCAATGTCAGTTTGAAAGAACCCAACGAGAAAACTCAAAATCATAGCAACCACCAATACCCCAACAATCTTCATTTTACACCTCTCATTAAAAAATAGCAACAATAAGTCCAATAATCAATGTAGCAATTCCAGCAATAAGACCAGAATACATCAACGTTTTAACAACATTAAGCTTTTCCTTACGAGTCAATTGACGGAAAAGTCCAATCAATCCATAAGTTAATGCATATACAACAAAGAAAAACAGAATACCTTTAATCATTTCATCACTCCTCGTAAACTACATATTCACGTTTTGGTTTGCTTTCATTAATTACTTCCTTGGCTCGTTCGATACTTTTATAACCATCATCATAACCAATCTGCCCCCACATTAGAAATGTTCCAATGTTTTTCTTCTGAGGGTAAAACAAGTTATCGCTATCTTTCTTGACAATTCGATATTGTGTTCTAAACGGATTTTTCATTTTTCACCTCTCGCATGTTTAATCATATCAGATACTACTTTCTCACCCTTAAAAACAGCTTTCAGTTTCTTTGGTGCTTCTTCTGGGTGTTTACTTGTGAGCAAATACGAATGATATTGAATCAAGTCATTGAAACAGGATGGGTACACTTTATCACCTGTCTTTGAACACACCAACGCTTTATGCTTACTGTCGATATAGATAGTCATATTTTAACCCCATGTTCTATGTTTTTCAGCAACATGTTCAATCCCATCATACTCTGAAATATGCCAGTCAACCCCATCTGGAATTTCAACAATTTTCAATTCTGCACAGTCACCAAATGATTTCTCTTTCAATTCCTCAACTACTTGAACTAAGAATGGGTCAGTTCGTTCAATTTCGCAGCTTGCGTACCAGTAGCCAGTAGCATCGTCTGTGCGTTCAGAACTTGGCTTTGTGTAGTAATGAATAATTCCATCCCATTTTTCATCAACTTCAGCATACAATTTCAAACCTTTAAGTTCTGCATATCGCATTATTGCTTCATGCGACAACCCAAATCCACCATAACATCCATTAATCACAATTTTCATTTCAACTCCTCAAATGTATTTGCAACGTTTTTATCAAATCGGACTTGCATAAGACGAGGCAAGAACAAACTCCAGTTTCCCGTTTTCTTGTCAGTTATTTTTTGATTGTACATCACTTCGACAATTGTACCAAGTTCCAGTGGACTTGCCCGGTCTGCATCAGAAAGACCTGTGCCAACATTAACTTCAAGAATGCCGTCTTCTGTTTGGCAAGTGTAAGAACCTACCATACCTACATACTTTCCTGTGCCTTCTACGATACCAACAATCTTCAAATCAGCAACTTCTTCAGCTTTCATTTTACCAAGGTCCTTGGAACGCTTCGGTACCCACAAATGATTGATGTTCTTAATCATTGCACCTTCTTCGCCTTCACTTAAACATGTTTCAAAGAATGCCTCTGCTTCTTCTTTTGAGTTGACGATAATTGTCTGAAGAACACGAATGCGTGGCACAATGTCAGAGCGCATTGCAGAAGGTGAAGTCATACTCATTTGTGTTAAACGCTCAATTCGTGTTTTGTATGGAATAGTCGAGGTGAAATCAACAATATCCCAAGTAACAAACACTAACATGTTTGCTTCTTCTTGGCTGATTGTGCCTTTCACCGCTTTGTTGATGATGCCATTACCAGTCTTGCGGTCAAGAATCTTACCATTATACATCGCAAGCAACTCACCATCTAGCGTTTCACCTTCTTCAACCAATTCACTGATTGAAGAATCAAAGACTCCACGCAATTCGATTGGTTTGCCATT